CGGTAACGTCAGCTACGCTAGATGTATCATGGTGAGAAATTGTGATTGCATCGCTATCAACAGAAAGATCAAGGCCAGTTCCAGCAACTACTTGAACATAATCATTGAAAACCAAACCGCTAACTCTACCAGTTAAATTAATGTTCGCTGTACCAGTGGCTGGACTAGAAACATTAACTTGATAAAGATTACCAGCGTTGATAGAGAGATAGCCAGACAAGCCTGTACCGAAATCCCATACAGAATCAGATGTCGAAACGCCAGTTCCGTTTTCTGCGACTGTTGCGGAAATATCGCGGAAAGCGGCAGAGCCAAGAGTACCAGTAAAATCGGAGATAACTCCAGTAGCGACTCTCAGGTTGTAGTCTTGACCACTAAAGTAGCCAGAAACACCAGTGGTAAAGTCATATGTAGCCTTTGTGCTTGGTGTTAAACCAGTTTGTCCACCAGAGACTGTCTGGTCGATAACGTACTGTTTGAGGTCAGCGGCAACAATCGACGCAGAGCCTGTTGTAAAGTTGATTTGATTGCCGACCAGTGAGCCTGTATAGTAGATAGCCATTTTTTAAATTCTCCGTTGTTGAATTATTTACACGATTTTGTTGTTATTTTACTTGTATTAAATCTAGAAATGCGACCCAGTGAATCGTGGTCGCCGCTAACCCTAAAACGCTAATCTTCAAGTAACCATAAGTTGTATCAGCGTCGATTAACATTCCGCCAACTGCCAACTCATCAGTTACTCCATTCACAATTGTTCCTCCAACAATTTGCGTGAATCCTGCGCTTATGCCTTTTTTAATTGTACCTTCTGCATTGAATGTTGATGTTAAACCAGCAGTTGATCTTCCAATAACTCTTACTTTGAAGAACCATGAAGTGTTATTAGGTAAAGTTAACTTTTTAATTTGATTTGGAAACGCCAACTCGTAAGTTCCAGTTGTTGTTGTTTCTCTTTTAAGAATAAACTCCGAATATTGAGCGTCACCAGCTTGAGAAAAGCTGCCATCAGCAGCTGTGCGAATACCACTTAAATAATTATCTGTTCCACTGCCAAGAAGAAGTGTGCCTGAGACAGAAACATTCTTTTCAAAGAATACGTCATGAGTAGGATCAATCTGATCTGCGAAAATTCCAGTTACGAAACTATATTGACCACTTGTTAAGTGATAATATTGTCCACCAGTTCCTCCCTGTAAATCAGGAAGAGAGTTATGGTTGAACTGATCTGCTTCAATAATTTGAATTGGACCAGCATCATTACCAGATATAATAATTTCAACTACGTCGGACATTTTATGAGAGTGATGTTATGCCCGAATCTACTGTGATAATTCCTTTTAAGATTTTTTGAAATGTACCGTTATCAAATTTTACTAAAACATCATATTGCAAATCACCCGGATGTAATGCGGCAGTTTGCGCCGCAGTTAAAGCAAGTTTAATTGAACCAACAGATGGATTTGTTTTTGTTACTGTGAAAGCAACAAGAGTTGGTGAATAATAATTCTGTTTTATTTCTGCATCAATTGTTGCAGAAGTAAGATTGATTGGTACGCCTCCAGCATCTTTAAGTATCAGACTGACAGAATAATCTGTGTTTGTTTCTATGGAAATGTTGTAAGTAGAAGCGGACATTGTTTACAGCGTTCATTTAAATTTACACAAAAAGCGCACTTTTAAGGGTGCGCTTTTGAATTTTAATTAAAACTGACCTTAGTAGATAATGAAACCTGTTCCAGTAGCAACCAAACCCATAATGTCGTTAAACATATTTTTGTTTACGACTTGAGTTGGTCTTGCTTGGTAAGAATTATAAGCATAAACGAGCTTATTAACTTCTTCCATATGACTCTTAGACAAACTGTGAAACTGTTTACTCACTTCGTTTGTATTAACAAATACAATTGCGTTGTCTTCGTCTTTAAGAGATAAGATTCCATTTCCAGAGGAGGAACCAATAGATTTAATGACATTTCTCGACTTCTTTTTGTAGTAGCTCGCCATATAAAGATGCTTGAGAATATCTTGTTCTTCTTTTCCAAGAACAGCATCTTCACCTGTGAAATTAGTAAAAATCAAGTTGTTGATTTCACCTAAGTTTGCGGTAATCCAGCCAGAAATGATACTGATATTAGCTTCCGCTACATCACCATCAAATTCATAGAAGAATATGCCGCTTGCTACTTGTTCGATATTAGCCATTTAAAATTTTGTTCATAGCGATCTTCTGTTCGTCAGAAAATAGCTCTTTTTGTTTAGGTTGTGGAGAAAAATAGCCGCGACTCTGAATGTTTTGCGTGTCAAACTGCTTCATTAAACGCTTCTTTAACATAGGCTTACTGCCAGATTGGTCGATATAAAGACGGCGCGCCAACGCTTGCATTTGCATTTCATTCATCGCATCTAAATTCTCTTCAAAAATAGAGCGATTCGCTGTACCAAAAATATTTACTTCTTTAACGCCTAAAGCGGTTTCTAATTCACGAACTTTATCACGATATTCCTTAGAGTTCTTATCTTGAATGTTGTTTAAATCACTCATAAGACTCGCTTTTGCCTTAACTTTAGACTGTCCAGTTGATATTTCCATACTAGATGATACCTTACAGTTTACACTTTTCTAGAATATAGAGAATAAAAAAACCCGCCCCTTTCGAGGCGGGGTTTGTAAGGACTATTCTATTAGACGATCTTGCCAACGAGGGCGCGATTGTCGAGAATCATGCGGCCTTCTTCCATCGAGCCGAAATAACCGATCTTATTTTGGCGGATGCTGAATTGGTCGTCGGCAACGAGCGTGAATTCCGAGTTGGAATCTGGATCGGTAGCGACAACACGAAGGAGAGACTCGCGGCTGCGGTCAATACCAACGATGATTTCTTGTGTGGAACCAGTGAAGTCACCAGAGCTTGTGCCATCAGCCTTTGTGAAGGTGGTGACGTCAGCAGCGGTGTCGAAAATGGTGTTGAACTTTTGGCCTTTGCCCATTTCAACGAATTCCAAGATCGAAACGCCGTAGAAGCTTGGGATACCAGCCGAACCGTAGATAGCAGAGCGCATTTCGTCAGTGGCAGCGATGCCGACTGTCGAGCCTGTGCCGCCAGAAGCGGTGATGCCAGCAACGGTGTTGATTGGGTTATAAGCCATCGAACGGATCTGCTCAACGATTTCTGGGGAAACCAGAATGTCGGTCAAACCAGCGCGAGCGCCACCAGCAGGAGTACCGTTAGCCCAAGATGTGGAGATACGCTTTGCGAGGGTGAGCAGTTCGTTCAAGTCAGCCAAGAGGAAACGACCAGCTTGGTTAGATTTTTGAACGTGCTGTTTGCCATTTGTGGTGGCAGCGGCGAGAGCGGCCATTACCAGCGAGGCGGAAGTGCGTTCTTGTTTTAAGAGAACTTCTTGAGCCATGCGGGTGAAGGTTTTCGCTACAACGTCCATACGATGTTTAGCGGCGTACTTACGATCAAACGACAGAGCGCTGTCGAGGCTGTAAGTAGCAACTTTCAACTCGGATGTGGTTGGGAGAACTTGATTGGTTGGAAGACCACCAGCGACGGACTGAGAATATACTGTGATATAGTCTTCGTCATTGATGTCGAAGTAGAGGTCGAGCGGGATGCTAGGATTGTCATCGGCGTTGAATGGCAGAGTTGTGAACAAGTTGCTCAGTGTAGGAGCGTTGTTGATAACTTCTGCAAGTACAGGTCCAATGAAGGAGGCGAGAGCAACTTGCGCGTCATAAGCGACGGTGCGGTTGCGGCTAGCCATAGCTTTGATAAGCTCAATCTGTTCTGGTGTGCGCTTTAATGTGATTTTCATTATAAATTTTTTCCTTTTATATTTTATTGTTCAATTACATACGCAGACCGACGACGGCGAAATTGCCATTGAATTGATCAGCAATGCCGTTAAGAGTTGTGCGTGAACCTGTGCCGAGAACGAGGCCGAGTTTGCCAGCGTCGCTGTGAGCGCAGCCAGTAACTTTGCCAGCGTTAGCGGAAAGTTTGAAGCCAGAGCCAACTGTGAGAGTACCATCGACGGCGTTAGCGCCGAGCGAGAAGATACCGCGAGTAGCGACTGGAACAGCTTGACCAGGGAGAACAGCCATCAGCTCTTCCGCTTTTTGGCGGTAGTAGAGAAGCTTTTCGCCGTTTTCATCTGTTTTAGCAGTCTGACGGAGGGTGAGTCCGAGGCAGTTTGTGAGATCGCCAGAGGCGGCTGGGGTAACCTTGAGGTTAACCTTTGGGTATTGGGCAGCGCCGATGTGTGGGTAATCGGTTTTGCCGAGGTATGAGTCAGAAGCGTATGAAACTGGGTCTAAGTCAAAGTTACCTGCGGAAACTTTAACGAAAACACCTGCGTCACCGCTGCCAACGCCTGTTGTGCTCTCGTTAACGGCAGCGTCAACAAGGGCGTACATATTGACCACGTCAAACTCGTTGAGTTGACGGAATGGTAAGAGACGAATAGCCATATTGTTTTCCTTATTATATATTTACTTGATTGTTATTATTTAGAATAGCTTACGCTAATGTTTTCACGCGAAAAAGCTTGTGCAAACTTATCGCGGAAGTTGATTTCGACAGATGTTTGACTATCTGGCGCGGTGTTTGTGGCAACAGCGCTTTCAAGGGCGGCTGCGATGTCAGCTTTCTTGTCTTCTACCTTTGTTTCGACAGCGGTAGTGACAGAAGCTTTGCTGACTTCTTTAAGACGAGCTTCAACTTGTTCAGAAATCTTCTTTTCGATTTCAGCGGCTTGCGCCTTGATGAAGTCCTTGTTCTTGTGTTTCCATACAACACCAAATTTTTCTTTGTAAGAAGCGAAAGCTTCTTCGACGGCTTCAAGAGCTTGAACTTCGTTGATGATAACCTTGCGGTCTTCGTCAGAGAGTTCGTAAGCAGCGTCAAGTTCGCTAACGCGAGCATTGAGGCGAGCAACGGCTTCTTCTTGGGCTTTTTGTTCTTTGATTTTATTTAATTCTTCTTGAGTAGCGGCCAAAGAAGCTTTCATTTGTTCTACAGAAGCGACGGTTTCGTCATAAAGCTTCTGAGCTTGTTCTTTAGCGGTTTTCTCAGCAGCGAGGGACTCGCGGTATTCTGTGTCTTTTTGTTTGATAGCTTCTGTGAATTGGCTGGTCATTGAAGCGACAGCTTCTTCACCGAACTTTTTCTCAAGAAGAGCACTCTTGAGTTCTACGATAAGTTTTTCTAAGTCCATATGGTTTATATTTTTTACATTTTTTATCTCTGAAATGGAATTTGATTTTTTATTCGCCAAAAATGCCATCACTTCATGACGATAATCTTTTGACGCATCTTGCATCTCTAAATCTTGCTGTTCTTCGTCTTCATTTTCGTCTTCGGAATCACGAAGAGAGACTGAAACGTTAGAATCAAATGCCACTACGCCATTAACTTGCGCAGCTGGATTTGTGGTGAATCCTCCTCCTAGCGGATAGATTTCTCCAACAATAACTCTATTGATAATTGTGCCGTCTGGTAATCTTCCGTTACCGTCTCTGCATTTTAAATATTTTGAATATTCCGCAACAGTTTCTGGATCAGTAATGATGTCGGCGTCTTTTAAATTCTCACTTCCAACAGCCAAATAATAATTACTAAAACCAATCTCCCAACTTGCAGAAATTGAGTTTTTGAATGAATCGGCAGGATCAGAATTGCGAATCATCAAAGAAGTAAATGATGAATCAACGGTCTTATAGATAACACCAGCAACAGATAAATAAAATGGATCTAGTGTTTTGCCAGCTTCTTCTTCGCTCATTGGCGAATTGTCGCTTAGTTTATTGAAACCGTAATTAGTAATATGACCAATAACTCTTTTCTTATTATGCTCGATATTTAGATACTTGTTAACAAATCTTTTTGCAATCTTTGCGGCAGTTGCTCCAGAAATGCCATCGCCATTATGGTTAACCATATTTGGCACAGCTAAGTTAAAAGATACGCCTAATAAATCAGGATTATCTTCAAAATTAATATTTGGAGACAGCTTTTTTAGCTCGTCAAGTGAGGCTTTTGAAATTTGAAAATCTTTGCTGCCTACTTTGTGACAAGCGACAGAAATGTTATCTAATTTCGTCTTATACTTAAACGCCATGAATTACTTTACAGCAGAATGATAGAAAATAGCCGCAGAATATTCGTCTAACAAAAATTCATCAGCTGTATCAGTAACTTCTTTCATTGGTTGAAGTGTTTCGATCTTGTTCAAATCTTGCACACAAGCTTGTAAGGTAGTTGTCCATTCTTCTTTGCTGGTAGCAGCAACAACCTTCTTACATAAGTCAATTACGCTAGATTTTTGCTGGTCGTTTAGTTTAGATACGCCAAACTTTTCAGCGGTAAATGTTTCAGAAGCCTTCATGAAGGAGTCAATCGCATAAATAGTAGATTGAATGTCAGATGTAGAGGCTTTTGACTTAGTTCCAAGCGGTCTGCCAGATGTACCGTTCTTTGGTTTAGCTGTTGGGACTCTAGAAACTTTGTTAGCAGGTTTTCCAGCTGCAATTGGAGCGGCTGGTTCTGGAGCATTTGGATCTTCTGTCATTGGAACGCCGCCAACAAGAGGATTGTAGTGTCCATTCTTTCTGTCCTCTACAAGTTTGCTTTGTGCTGGGTTTAATTCTTCTGGAGAAGGCAGTTTGCCGTTAGCCATAGCTTCAATACCTTGCTCTGGAGTGATAATCGACAGTTCCATCAAGCGCGTAACTGTACGCATATATTGGATCTCGTCTTTGAGGTCGATTTCCTTGAATTTAGCTGTAGGATAAGCTTTAAAACCTAAATCTTTTGAGATGCGGATAATTTCTGGTTGGAGAATATCGTTCAAGAAGCAGTTGCGAGCTTCTTTCAAGCGCTCCATAAAGAAACCAATCTTCGCGGTCTGCCCATTGTACTTGTCATCGCCAACAAGAACGTTCATCAAGCCTTCTTTAATATCTTGATTAAGAATTTTATATTTTTCTTCTCCAACAACTTTCTTTAAATCAGGAATAACGAATTCAGCTTTTGTTGTATGATCAGAAACAAGAACTCTACCAACGCTTTCGTTCATGAACAGCGATTGCATTGCTGCCATGTTCGCGGGGTTGATGCCGCCTTCATCGGGAGGCGCGCCCATAGTGATAAGCAACAGTACATTCTCGACTGTGCGAGAAATAGCTTGGTCAATATGCTTCAATTCTAATTTCGCATTAACATCTTCCATTATTGGGAAGGTAAATGGAATTGCGAATGGCTCATAATCTTGTTTCTTATAAAAAGAGTAGAGCAAAAATTTTGGATCGAGCTTCATCTTCAATCCATCTCTGAAATATGCTTTATCCTTAACCTTCTTCTGCATATCAGGAGGAAGAGATTTGAATAATTCTCTATCAGCGTCGTCCTTTGGATTCTTGAGTCTTTCTAACTCATATTCTGAAAGAAGTTTTTCGTAAATCGCATCTGAAAACGAAGCAGAAACTTTAGCGACGATTTCATAAGGATTAATTAAGATGTAGCGTAGAGGAACTTTATTATTGACAAC